CAGCGATGACACAGACCCCAACGCGGACTTGACTGGCGACGAGGAAGTAGAGGCTTCCCCCGTTCGGCCGGCCCCGAAGAAAGGTTCTGCTGAGGAACGCATAGTAGAGCTGAACGATCTGCTCGAAGGCACGAAGATATTTGGCAAGCACATGCAGACCCAGCTGAAAGATGCACTTTCAGAACTGGAGAGGTTGAAGGGCGGTGGTAAACCCACGGCCGCACAGACCACCGCTGCAGCTGCTCCTCCCGTTGAAGACGAGCCGATGCCGGATCTCGCTGATCCCGACATCGCGTTCGACAACGACAAGTACCGTGCGAAGATGCAGAAGTGGACAAAGGCCCAGGCAGCGGTCGCTGCTCGCGAGATCGTTCGCGAGATGAGCGGCCAGAATGAGGCAGTTCAGCGGCGTGCTGTAGTCGAGAAGCGGATCGAAGATTTTGCGAAGACGCACAAAGACTATACGGCCGTCGTGACGAACAACCCGGTGCTAGCACAGAACCAGCTGTGCCCGGACGCAGGGGTCGCTGTAGCTCAGTCTGAGCACGTCGCCCGAATTTTGTACGAGTTTGGCAAGGACACCGCGCTGGCTATCCGCACCGCGAAACAGTCCCCGGCCCAGCAGTGCATCACTATCGGGAAGATGATCGCAAAGATCGAGGCAGAGACGCCCACCACTTCAGGGTCAAAGCAGTCAGGCTCTAAGCCCGATGCGCAAACAGGGCAAAAGAAGTCCATCACCAAGGCGCCTCCTCCGCCCACCCCCACCAGGGCTGGCGGTCGTGCCACCGGCAGAGACCCCACCGACCCCAACATGTCGGTAGAGGAATTTGCTAGGCAGCACAGGCTAGGCAAACAGTCAGGTCGCGAGCAAGCTCGGAAAATGCGCGGCCTGAACTAAATAAAATCGGAAAGGAATAATGGCTAACTCACTAATCACCGCTCAATGGGTCGCACGCAAGGCTCTCGTCCTGCTGCACGCCAAGAGCAACTTCACGGGTCGTACGAACCGTGACTACCAGAGCCTGCTGCCCGGCCCCATCAACGGGGTCATCTTGGGTCAACAGCTCTCGATCCGTCTCCCGTTCCAGTACACTCTCCGTACCGGTCCGCAGATGAACGCGCAGAACTCGGTTCAGCGTTTCGCCACGTTGCTGGTCAACCAGCAGCTCGGCGTCGACATCAACTTCACCTCGGTGGAGCGCGCGATGTTGCTGAACAACTTCGAAGAGCAAGTGCTCGAACCCGCGATGGCGCGCCTCGCGGCCGGCATCGAGAACTTCACCACGGGCCAGGTCAACAACGTCCCGAAGTTCACGGGCGCCTTCAACACCACCGCTACCTACGACCAGCTGCTCCAGAACGAGCAGTACCTGACGGAAGCGTTGGCGCCTGAGGACGACCGGCGTACGTTCACGGCGACCCCGCAGACCTCGCGGTACTTCGTGCGTGACAACAAGGGTCTCTTCAATCCCGAGTCCACGATCTCTGACCAGTGGTTAGAGGGCGTGATCGCTGACAAGGCCGCGGGCTACGTCTGCTTCCGTAACACGAAGCTCCCGACGCACGTCATCGGTCAGTTCAGCACCACGGCGGCCCCGGTCGTCAACGGCGCTGGTCAGTCCAACCCCGGCGCGGGTAACGCGTTCGTTTCCACCTTCACCCTGAACACCAACGGCTGGGCTGCGGGTGCCACCACCCTGAACGCTGGCGACGTGATCAGCATCGCGGGCGTGAACGAAGTAGACCCTGAGACGAAGGCGTCCCTCGGCCGTCCCAAGCAGTTCGTCGTGACCGCGACCATCAGCGACACCGCCGGTGCGATCTCGGTCCCGATCGCCCCCGGCATCATCACCGGCGGCGCGTACCAGAACGTTGACAACGTCCCGGCAGCTGGCGCTGTCATCAGTGTCTTCGGTCAGAGCGGCGCTGCCGCGATCGCCGCGCTCAACGGCGCGCTGATCAAGCAGTCCCTCGGCTGGTACCGTGACGCGATTGTGTTTGCGAACCCCCCGATGCTCGACCTCAGCCCCCTCGTCAAGATGACGGCTGCGGAAGCGTTCGAAGGGTACAACATCCGCTTCGCGCAACAGTGGGATCCGTCTAACGACGTGCTCCCGGCTCGCCTCGATTCGATTGTCGGCGCCGTGCTCGCTTACCCCGAGCTCGCCGTGCGGAACATCGAAGTCGCGTCGGCTGCTTAATCCATAACCTAAAGGAAAACGAAAATGTCTAACATTCAAGTTGGTTATGGTCACGGAGATGTCGTCGGTGTGCCGTTCGATTTTTACTCGGGCGCAACCCTGGTAACGGGCAGCACCATCACGATGCAAACAGCTATCTTGGCGTTGAACCCGTCCGGTCCCGTCTCGCTTACGATCAATCTACCCCTCAACCCGGTAGACGGCGCGTACGCGGAGATCACGAACGTGTCCACCTCCATCATCACGCTGACAGCGGTCAACGCGAACACTGGCGACGTCCTCGTCGGTGCGGCAACTCCGGCGACCTTGCCGGCGGCCACGCAGACCCCGCTGGTGACCACGTCGATCAAGTACCGCTACACCCTGAACGGCTTCCAGCCGGCCTCGGGAGCGGCAGTCAACCCCCGCAGCTGGCTGCGAGTGCAATAAGAAGAAATTGAGCCGCCGCCCTCACCCGGTAGGCTCCTAAGGTGAACGTCCACCTAATAAGTAGACGTGACAGCTGGAGAGACAGCACTAATTTTCAGAGAGGCGCATGGCTCAGACCAACCAGCAGATCATCACCGAATCTTTTCAGATTATTGGCGTCGTACGCGAGGGTAGGCAGCCTACCCCCACGCAGTCCGCCAACGGGATGACGATCATGAACGACAACCTGTTGACGCAGATGCGTGACGGGTGGGGTAACCTTGGGTGGTACCCCCAGACTGTCGCTCAGCTGAACAGCACCTCCCCTATCAAAGACGAAGACATCGCGGACGTGAAGTACGCCCTCGCCGGGTGGATCTCCGTCCGTTACGGTATCACGATACCGCCGTCGCCGGACCCGGTGAACGGTTTCGACCTCGGGGCGCTTATCTTCCAGGCGATGCGCCGGCTGACGAAGCGCTACCTGAAGTACTCCGAGTGCGACCTCGGCGAGTTGAGTAGACCCCAGGGTGGGCCATGGGGTGGACCAAATTGGCTGTGAAATCAAAGACTTACGCATAATGGGCGTCGCGCAACAGCAAGACATCCCGCTGCCTCTCGCCTCGTACCAGCTCGCCGACCTGCGCGCTGGCTCGAAGCGGCTGATCGGGTGCTACCCGGAGCCCTCGCAGCAGACGCAGCCTGACGACGAGGAGGACCAGCAGCCCGCCTCCTTGAGGCGCTGGCCCGGTATCTCGACGTTCACGCCGTCCGGCCTCACGAACCCGTTACGCGGTATGTGGGAGATGGCGGGGACGGTCTACGCCGTCGTCGGGTTCGACCTGTTCACGGTGAGCGCCGCTGGCGCGTTCACGCTGGTACCCGGCTCGAACAGCGGCATCATCGGGACCGGGTTCGTCCGGATGACGGACAACCAGGCGTGCCTGGTCATCCTGGTCCCCGGGACCGACGTCTGCTACACGTACACACCGTTCTCGGGCGGTGGCGGGTTCCAGCAGCTGACCAGCACCTTCTTCCTGTCGCTCGGCGGCGCGATCGATGTGTGGTACGTCGACAGCTACATCGTGTTCTTAGCGAACAACAACGGCGGACTTGGCACGTTCACGTTCTTCAACGACGACGGTAGGCAGGTCTCTGGCAACGCGCAGATCACCTTCACCACCGCCGCCTCGTTCAACCGGCAGTTTGGTACCGACCCGTTCTACGGGATGTGCGTCGACCACCGCGAGATCTTGATGTTCGGGTCGCGGTCCACGGAAGGCTTCGTGAACACCGGGAACCCGACCGGGACACCGTTCAGCGCGGCGTCCGATACCTTCATGACGTACGGCGTGCACCCGCTCTGCCCGTTCAGCATAGCGATCCAGGACAACTCACCGTTCTGGGTCGCGAACGACCTGACGGTACGCAGACGGAACGGGCAGACGCCGACGCGCGTCTCGACCGCGGGCGTGGAGGCGGTGCTCTCGAACGCTAACAAGAACGGGCTCCTGACCGGCATGTACGCGCTGACGTCCCCGGCCGGCGGCCCGACCTGGAACGGTCACCCGTTCTACATCCTGACGATCCCGCTCGCCGAGCGGACGCTGGTCTACGACTGCGTGACGCAGCAGTGGTTCGACCTGGTGTCGGTCCTGAACGGGCAGGAGGTGCAGTACCGCGGCCTCTCCTACTTCAACGCGTTCGGTAAGCAGCTGATCGGCGACTCCGAGAGCGGCACCATCGGGTACCTGGATGACACCGTCCAGACAGAGTTTGGGAACGCGAACGCGCCGGTCGTGTGCGCGTTCACGACGCAGCCGCTGTACAAGGGGAACAACCGCCAGGTCGTGCGCCGCGTCGAGGCGGTGGTGACCGCGGGCGCGGGCCCGACGCCGGGCGTAGCGCCCCGCATCAGCCTCCTCCTCTCAGACAACTGGGGCGAGACGTACGACGTCTCGGGGGATGACTCGCAGACCCTGGGCGTGCCGGGCGACACATCGAACCGCGCGATCTGGTGGAATATCGGGCAGTACTACAGCCTGGTGATGCAATTCAGGATTACGGACGCGTCGACCACGTTCGCGGTGAACGTCACCGCGACCGTCGAGCCGTGCAAGTGGTAGCGTGACGATAGTACTGGCGACCAAGCCAGGGATAAACGGCGCGAACACTCTCTCGATCCCGACGGCGTGGGACGCGACCTGGTTCCGTAAGTTTATCGCCAACTCGCTGCAGGGCGCGGACGTACGGAACGCCGTCGGCGCGGGCGGGATCAAGGTGACGGGCAACATCAGCTCGCCGTACGCGACGATCGGGTTCTCTGGGCCGGTCACGCTGCCCGTCCCGGTGGGTATCAACGGGCCGGGTACGACAGGCTCCACGGGCGCCTCGCTCACAGTCTACGAACAGGCAACCGGCTACGCCATAGACATGTACGCGCCGTCGGCTAACGCTGGCGTGGTACTCGGAGGGTTCAGCTCCGCGGGCGCTGTCGTAGGGTACCTCGACTTTATCAGCGGCACGGGCGGCTACGGCGGCGCGACCGAGACCCTGCTGATGAACGACGGCGCCACCGTGAACGACTACCTGACGCTCGGCGCGGGCGGCACGCGGCGTATATTCATAACCGGCACCGGCGAGACTATTATCGATGGCGGTAGCGGCTCTGGTCTATTCGCTCTACAGATTAACGGGGGCGCCTCCAACGAGTGGACCGTCGCCATATACAACCCTAACTCGGCGACCGGCACCAACTACGGGCTGCTGATCGAGGCAGGATCGAATGCCTCGGATTTTGGACTCGCAGTTTTAAATAAGGGCGGGGCCGCTGACCTGTTCACAGTAGCCGGCAACGGGTCGACCAGAGTCTTCGGGCCGCTGGGAGTGAACAGCAACACTGCGCCAACTCAGATCACTGGCTTCGGTACTCCTACAGGTAACGCCGTGGTAGCAAACTTTCCTGGGGCAACAGCGACACTCGTCCAGTGCTCGGAGAGCATAGCAGAAATTCTAGTGATCCTGAAACAGATCGGCTTTATAGGTGCGTAATGGTTTTCAAACAGAGAGGTGAGTCATGACGAATGCAGATGAATCGACGGCACAGGGCGAGGCCCTGGCGCAGCACATTGCGGCCGCGCTGAAGGATCACCCCCACGCG